CTCTCTGTTTTGTCTCATTGGAAAAGTAGGTGACGAGAATCAAGACCTTTACTTACCTCAGGACAATGACTGGCGACGAGATAAGCTCGGCGAGAATTACAAGTTCAATCCAGAGCTTCGACACATGCGTGCCACACATAGATCTCTCTACCTCTTACAAAAGTTTGGGGTTGACTTGACTCAAGAGGAGTGGCTGGCTATTCTTCTGGCCGACGGTCTCACAGACGACACACGACTTTACTCCATGCGGGAACCGACCCTCGCTCTAGTCATCTCTTCTGCTAACAAGCTAGTCATGGCTGCTGGCAGAGAGCGATAAACTCTTTCTCTTCGTGAAGCATACTTATACAACGCTATGAAGAAACGTTTTCAACCTAAGTACATTAAGCGAGGTCACGAGCGCCGCTCGGGTCTTGGGCAGACGGGCGCACACGGAACTTCTCACCGGATCGCACCGCCCGACGCTCACAGGCTGGGTAATCTACCTCAAGCCTGGCCCCGAACAGGGCAAACGGGCCAGTACACAGCTTCTATCATGGGGCGCATGGGCGACGGTTCTTTAGCTTATTACACAGACGAAGACATAGAGGACTTCAAGAAAATGGACGGTCCTCCCGGCAAAGCCGGAAACTATAAAAAGAGCGCAACTCGAATTTACATCAAAAAAGGCGGGGGCAAACCGATGATCGGAGCCACGGGTATACACGAGTCTAAGGAGCAGAGCATGGAAGAGCAAGCACTACGAGAACTGATTCAAGAGATGATCCAGCAAGAGATCGAAGAGGGCCGTAAGAGAAAGATGCCCGCAGATGTGGCTGCCTACTCAGTTGAGCTGATGGATGAAGACGAGGAAGACGAAGATCGCAAGGATATGGATGAGTTCTCGGGTTCTGCTGCCGTCGCAGGTTATACACTGCCCCTCGGAGCCTCAAACCACCCCTCCACCCTGAAATCTCGCGGAGATTTCACCGCCAAAATGTATGGCGGTCGCCGCATCAAGCTGAACGCGCGCGCCCTCGCTCGAAGAGAAGATTAAAATAATTACAGTCTCTGTTGAACATCTGTGATTTTGTGTGTAAATTTATCACATACAAACTGCCAGATATAAGGAGACAAAAATGGCACTTGATTTTGATGCAATCCGACGCAAGGTTGCGCAGCTTTCTGGGAACGGTCCCAAGCGCAGCTCGATCTTTTGGCGTCCTGATGAGGGCGAATACACCATTCGATTGCTGCCGTGGAAAGATTCCGACGGTCAACCCTTTAAGGAACGCTGGTTCTATTACAACATCGGTGAGAATCGCGGTATTCTCGCTCCCAAGCAGTTTAGCAAGCCTGATCCCATCCAGGAGCTGATTAACAAGCTGCGTGATGATGGTACTCCTGAGTCCGCCGAGCTGTGCAAGCGCTTGTATCCCAAGATGCGTGCTTACGCTCCTGTCGTGGTTCGAGGCGAAGAAGATAAGGGTACTCAACTCTGGTCTTTCGGTAAGCGCGTCTACCAAGATTTGCTTTCTATCATGCTTGATCCTGACTATGGAGACATCACCGATCCTCTGGAGGGTCGTGATGTGAAGGTTACTATTACCAAGCAGCCAGGACAAAACTGGGCCACTACCACAGTTATGCCTCGCGGAAAGCAAACTAATCTGACCGACGATGATGACAAAACGCAAAATTTGCTGGACAATCTCCCGAACCTCGATGAGCTTTATAGCCTTGAGTCTTACGAGGAGATCGAGAAGAAAGTGAATGATTGGCTTAACGGATCTTCCTCAGCGGACGGTACGGAGCAATCTACCACCACTGCATCGACCACAACCACGACTGCTACCACGACTACTAATACTAGTCAGAATAGTAAGCAAGAAGAGGGTAAGCAATACACTTCTCTTGATGAAGCATTTGCCGATCTTCTAGAAGGTTGAGGTGACGTATGGCGAGAAAAAAGACTGCAAAAAGACCTGAGACTGATGACTTCACCTCTGACTTAATTAAGTCTCTTAACAAGGACCACGGTAGTCGTATCGCCTACAATCTCAGCGTTGATGAGTCTCCAACACATGTGAAGGCCTGGGTCTCTACAGGAATCCGTCAGCTTGATTATCTTACAGCTAATCGTAAAGGCGGCGGTCTTCCTTGCGGAAGAATAGTAGAGATCTTTGGTCCTCCATCGATCGGTAAGTCCCACATTGCCCTCCAAATCGCCCGCAATACGCAGGCGATGGGGGGTATTGTGGTTTATATCGACACCGAGAATGGAACATCTGTTGAGAACTTAGGCTTGCTTGGAATTGATGTTTCTAAGCGCTTTGTGTTTATCGAGACTGCTTGCACAGAAGAAGTTTTTGGAGTAGCAGAGTCCACGATCACTAAAGCTCGCGGTTTGAACAAAGACGTTCCCATTACTATCGTTTGGGATTCCGTTGCAGCCTCCTCACCGAAAGCTGAGTTGACAGGTGATTACGATAAAGATACGATCGGGCTTCAAGCTAGATCTATTTCCAGAGGCATGAGAAAGATTACTCAAGTTATCGGAAATACAAATACGCTTTTCATATGCCTTAACCAGACTCGCACCAAGATTGGTGTCATGTACGGAGATCCAACTACTACTCCAGGCGGAATGGCAATCCCTTTTCATTCTTCCATTAGAATTAAGCTTGGCGCCGGTTCTCCGATCAAGAACAAGAAAGGCGATGTGGTAGGTATTAATGTTTCCGCAAAGACCATTAAGAACAAGGTCGCGCCGCCTTTTCGATCATGTCAATTTGAGATCCACTTTGGTGTAGGCGTTAAGGAGCATGAGCAGATAACAGATCTTTTGAGGTCATCTGCTGACGTCACTGTAAAAGGAAACACATATTCAGTCGAAGGCGGTGGCGCGTGGAAAACTCTCACTGTGTCTGATGCTAAGACCGGTGAAGTCAAGGTTGAGAAAAAGTTTACAAAAAGCGGAATGGAAGATCTTTTAAATGATCCTGAGTATGCTAAGCACATTGAGGTAATGCTTGAAGAGATTCTTGTAAAGCGCTTTAAAGACAATCAAGATGTTGACACAGATTCTTACGAGGAAGTAAGGTCTATCGCGATGGATATCGCCGAGGGTGAATTAAATTGAGCTGTGATGTAAAAGTAAAGAAGACACATCCGAATGCAGTGATTCCAACTCAAAACCCTGGCGATGTAGGATGGGATCTTTACGCAGTTGAAGACTGTGTTATTCCTCCGGGAGAGTCTCGTCAAATTAAGACGGGCTTGACCCTCGCAGAAACTCCTTTTGACAATGATATCCACAAAACAATATTGCTAAAAATAGAAGGAAGATCAGGAATGGCTCTTAATCATTCTGTGTTTCCTATTGGTGGGATTATTGACCCGTATTACAGAGGGGAAGTTTGTCCAATTCTCTATAATGGCGGGAAAGAAAACTACAGCGTAAGCGCAGGAGATAGAACTGCTCAGATTGTTATCTATGCTGTGCATGCTAAAACTCAGTCTTCTACAACATCGTTTATGGAAGTCAACATCGTAAGGTCGTCTAAAAGAGCTGACAAAGGATTCGGTTCTTCGGGCAAGTAAAATGAGTGACACAGTTCTTGTATTAGACTGCATGAATATCTTTATTAGATGTTATGCGGCAAATCCTAAAATGTCTTCTCACGGGCACCATATTGGAGGAACTGTAGGGTTTCTTAAGACACTTAGAGGTGTTTGTAATAAGTTTTCTCCAACCAAAATTGTAGCTGTCTGGGAAGGCGGAGGGTCTTCTAGAAGAAGATCTATTCATCCCGGTTATAAAAAAGGTAAAAAACCTAAGAGGATGAATAGGTTTTATGAAGATGACATACCTGACACAGAGAAGAATAAAAATCTCCAGATAGCGTCTTTAATTTCGCTCCTTAAAAAGCTACCTGTGTGTCAAGTTTATGTAGGTGACTGTGAGTGCGATGATGTTATTGGGTATCTTTGCAAGTACACACTACGCAATGAAAGCAAAGTCATAGTTTCGTCTGACCAAGACTATTACCAGCTACTAAATGAAAAAACTAAGATATATCGCCTAGGCAAAAAAGAAGTTGTCAATGCTGAAGACGTTATTGATTTGACAGGCGTGTCTTGCGAAAACTACTGCTTAGCAAAATGCTTAGTAGGTGATAGTTCCGACAACATCAGCGGGATTAAGGGTGCAGGATTTAAATCTGTTGCTAAAAGATTTCCTGTATTGACAACAAATAAAGAAGCAGATTTAATGCAAATATTTGAGGCTGCTTCTGCAAGCATAGATAAGAAAATTAAGCTGTACAGAGAGATAGTTGATAATTTTGACGTCGTGAAAAGAAACTGGCGTTTGATATACTTAGATACGAGCAATCTGTCGGCGGGCCAAATGGATCAAATCAATCACATAATAGATACATTTGAGCCGTCCAGGAATAAGATTACATTGATGAGAGAACTGATTAAACTAGGCATTCAAAATTTGGATGTTGAGGGCCTCTTATTAAGCATGATTTACGTGAAATAAAAGGAGTAAGATAGGTGTCTTACGAAGATTCGAGTGTCTCTTTTGGAAGTTATGGAAAAGCTTTCCAAGAAAAAATTGTTCAAGGGCTGTTGACAGATCGCCTTTGGGCAGAACAGATGTCTGAAGTTATTAATGTTGATTTTTTCGACTTGAAATATCTTAAGTTTTTAGCTGACAGATACTTTCGATATCACACAAAGTACAAAGATTTTCCAACTCTTCAACTGCTTGTATCGATAATAAGAGACGATTTAAAAACAGGTAATGACACTGTTTTAAGAGACCAGATAATTGAATATCTTCAGCGAATCCGCCACAATCCTGACATGGGCGATCTTGAATACGTCAAGGATAAGGCGCTTGATTTTTGCAGAAAGCAAGCTTTTAGAGGTGCTTCTCTCTCCTTT